GGAACGCATCGCGGGCGAAGCGGTCGGGATACGCGGGCGCGTGGAACTGCTGGGCGACACGCTGCCCGTGGCCCTGAAGGACAAGCCGGACGAGTACCTGCACCAGTTGCCGGCCATGACGAACGCCAAGGGCGAACCGTTGGGCTGGCTGTAGTTGGTATCTTGACCTTTTCACGCCATCCGTGTAGATACTAGACGGTGGCACAGCCGTGGCCAGCGGCCACATGGGAGCACGCCCGTGCCGGAACCGATCACGTTGACGCAGGAAGAGTTGGACGCCAAAATCGCGGAAGCGACCGCAGCGGCTACCGCCGCGTTGGTGACAAAGCGGGATGAACTGCTCGCCGAAACGAAGGCGGCGAAGGAAGCGGCGAGGGCCGTCAAGGCGCAACTGGCTGAGATGGAGACCGCCACGAAGGCGATGAAGGCCGGCATCAGTTCGCAGGAACTGGAACGCCTGCGCGCCGAAGTAGATGGGCAGTACAGGCCGGTTGTCGAAGCCTTGAAGGCGGAGAACCGGCGTCTGAAGTTGGACGGGGTGGTCAAGGAACAAATGGCACGAGGCGGGGCCCGTGCGGACCGGATTGAAGCGTTGTTCAAGCTGACCGCAGGGGAGTATGACCTGACGGACGATGGACAGCCGATGCTCCGTGAGCGTCCTGGTACGCCCATCGAGAAGTTCATCGCGGAAGACCTGAAGGCGCAGTACCCCGAGTTCTTTGACGGGACCGGGAGTAGTGGGGGCGGTGCCCCCAAGTCCGTCGCCAGCGGCGCGGTTCGTGTCATTCCGGCTGGCGACCCGCTGGCCTTCGGAAAGAACGCCGCCGACATCGCGTCGGGGAAAGCCGAAGTCCGCTAGCACCATCGCCTGAGCCGGGTTCCATTCCCCCAACCGCTCAGGAGCAGTCCAGATGGCAAATACGATTACCAACGTCACCCCCAAGCTACTCGCGATGGGGTTGATGGCGCTGCGAGAAAACGCGATCCTGCCGCAGCTCGTCAATAAGAGCTACGGCGCGCTCGCGCAGCAGCGCGGCAACGTCATCAACGTCCCGATCCCGTCCGCGATCACCGCGCGTTCCGTGACGCCGGCTCTGCTCTACGCCACGAACGTGGACAGCGCGCCGACCGTCGCCAACGTGACGCTCGACCGCTGGATGGAAGCCCCCTTCCAGCTCTCCGACAACGATCTCGTGTCCGTCATGGACGGCGTGATCCCGATGCAGGCCAGCGAAGCGATCAAGGCGCTCGGCAACGACATCGACACGTACATCCTCGGCAAGCACACGGGGATCTTCAGCGCCACGGGAGTGGCCGGCACCACGCCGTTCAACACGTCGCTCACCGCCGCGGCGAACGCGCGCAAGCTCCTCAACAAGACCCTCGCCCCCGTCAATGACCGCTACGGCGTCGTTGACCCGGACGCCGAGGGCAACTTCCTGCTCAACACGCAGATCCTGCAGGCGGAGCAGCGCGGCGATCAGGGCGGCATCGTCAACGGCCTGATCGGCACGAAGCTCGGCATCCAGTGGCACATGGACCAGAACCTGACGGCCAACACGTTCACGCCCGGCACCGCCGCGGTCGTGTCGAGCTGGACGTTCGACGGGTCCAACGCAGCGGGTGCCACCACGGCGGCCGTCGTGTTCACGGGTTCCGGCACGATCAAGGTCGGCGACATCTTCGCCCTGACCGCCGGCGGCCTCGGCTATGTCATCACCGCCGCCGCCACGATGGCGACGGGCGTGACGCAGGCCATCGCCTTCTACCCCGGCCTCCGCACGGCCGTGGCGACCGGCTCGGCCCTCGTGGTCTCGGACAACGTCTCGGGCGTGACGGCCTACGTTCCGAACCTCGTCTTCCACCGCGATGCGTTCGCCTTCGCCTCGCGTCCCCTGCAGGACATCCAGGGGCTCGGCAACTCGATCAGCACGGCGGTGGACCCGGTGACGGGCATCGCGCTGCGCCTCGAGGTGTCGCGCCAGTACAAGCAGACGACGTTCTCGTATGACATCCTGTACGGGGCGAACCTGATCCGCCCGGAACTGGCCGCCAAGATTCGCGGCTAACCGGATCGGCAGGACGGGGCTAGGCGCTGTGCCTAGCCCCGAACCCCCGGCCCGGAGGCGCGCGCATGGCGATCACGATTGTAGCAACCGCAGGGAGCGCGACAGCCAACAGCTTCGTGACCGAGGCCGAGGTGATCGCCTACGTGGCCACGCGCCTCAATGCCAGCGCGTGGACGACCGTTACGGGCGCGACCTGTACGGAAACCGAGAAGGCGGCCCTGATCGAAAGCACGCGCGAACTCTCCGCCATGTCGTGGAAGGGGTCGCGCACGGATTCGACGCAGGCGCTGTCATGGCCCCGCCAGTGGGTGGAGAATCCCGACAGCCCCACGGGGGCGTGGGACTTCTACGCCTCGACCGTGGTGCCGCAGCGCGTCAAGGATGCAACCTGCGAACTGGCGTTCCAGTTCATCAAGGCGGGCACCACGGACCTCGCTGTCGTAGACCCCAACGCCGGGGTGATCGAGAAGACGGTAGACGTGCTGACAACGCGCTGGAACGGCTATCAGCGGCCCACAAGCCTGCTGGGGCGGTTCCCGTCCGTGGCACGGTACATCAAGCCCCTGCTCGCGGCCGCTGGCTTCCAGTCGCCGTTGGTGCGTGGCTGATGAGTGCCTCCTACGCCACGGACCACGCGGGCGCCTACGCCGACATCCTGGCGGCGGGCGCCGCGGTGAGCTTCTCCGCGATCACCGCGGGGACGTATGACGGCGCTACGGATACGTGGAGTACGCCGTCCACGACCACGGTGGGGGGGGTGGCGATGCGCGTGCGCGGGAACTCCCTGACGTATCAGGCGCTCGAGCTGGTCCAGAGCGAGGCGCCGACGCTGCTCTTCGCGCCTTCGACCTACGGGGCGACGCCTGCGCTGGGGATGACGGTGGAGTGGGATGGCGTGGTCTACACGGTGCGTAGCGTGGAGCCGGTTGCGCCGAGCGGGGATACGGTCATTGCGCGCGTGGTGGTGGCCAAGTGACGTTCAGCGAAGACCTCGCGCGCTTCGCCGCCAAGCTCAAAGCGCGCAATCAACTCGTGTTCGTCAACACGGCGAGCGCGGTCAAGGGGTCCATTGTGGACGGAAGCGCCGTCACGGGCTCGCCGGGCCAGCCGGTAGACACGGGGACGCTCAAGGCGTCGTGGCATCTGGCCTTTGTCTCGCCGACGGTGGCGGACATCAGCACGAACGTGGCGTATGCCCCCGTGATCGAGGACAACGCGCGCGGCGCGACCCTGCGGTCTGCGGTGGGTGGGTTCCACTCCGTGCGCTATACCGTGGCGGGCTTCGAGCGCCTCGTCGCCGTCGAAGTCCGGCGCGCAGGAGGGACGACGTGATTTCCCATACCGCCGCCCTGATTGCCCTGCGCACGCAGGCACTGACGCTCTCCGTTGCGACCACGGGGTCCACGACCCTAACCGCGACCACGACGGGTTACCTGCGTGCCGATGGCGGATCGTTCCTCACGGACGGATTTGCCGTGGGCATGGAGATCACCCCCAGCGGATTCGCGTCCAATCCCGTGGACGTGCTGACGGGTGTTACCGCCACGACCCTGACGACGCGCACCGCGCGCGCGTCGGAAACGTCCGGTTCGGGGCGCACGATTGCGGTCGGCCTGCCGGCGCTCCGGGCATGGGAGAACGTGGACTTCACGCCGACTGCCGGACGCTGGTACGTGGACGAGGACTACCTACCCGGCCCCGTCGAGCAGCAGACCTTTGGTGGCGTCGGCGGGGAAATCGAGACGCTGCCGCAGTACGTCCTCAAGCTCTACGGCTCGGCCAACACGGGCGCGACGGCGCTCTACAAGGTGGCCGACGCCCTGCTCGCCCTCTTTGCCCCCAAGCGCACGCTGACGCTCTCGACCGGCGATACCGTAGCCGTCCGCACGTCCCCCGCGCCGTACCGCGGCCAGTTGCTTCCATCCGATACCGGGTGGTCTCTTGTCACCGTTACCATCCCTCTTCGTTCCCGTTCAGCTAACACCATCTAGGCGAGGTTGCCACCATGACGTATCAGAGTAACTCCAACATCACCGTGGCGGCCAAGCGAGAGACCGTCACGGGCGTCGCCAACGCGACCGTGACCGGCGCCATTGGCGTGCGCATCGTCGGGTCCACGGGCCTCACGCTCAAGCGCGCCCCCATCGTGTCGCAGGAGATCAGCCAGGACGGGGTCATGCCGATGGGCCGGCTCGGCGGCAAGTCCGTGGACGGATCATTCTCTACGGAACTGAGCGTCGGCGGGGCGTTCCCGCTGTTCGCCGAGGCCGTCATGCGCTCGACGTGGGCGACGTCCACGTCCATCACGTTCGCCACGATGACGACCGTGGCGGTGGGCACCAACGAAGTCGTCGCGACGGGCGGAAGCTGGA